TAGTTAGTTGATGGTACCCTAACCACAGGGATGTTCGTTGTAGATTGAGGACCACATCTCTGTGGCTTGTTGCTATGTTGTTGATTGGCATCACTCCTTTCATGATTGTTACCATCAGTGTCAGTACCATATACATCCTCGATAGTTTAGTTACTTATCAATTGATGTTGCATGTTACTGTTACTTATTACTTCTTAAGTATGCTAGTGCTATCTTATCTAGTTCAGTTGTAGTTACCTGAAGATGATAAGCAATAGCTTTGTACATTCTAGCTGCCTGATTGCTAGGTTGATCTGATAATATCTGAATCCATACAGAAGATAGAGTGATTAACTCTTGTCTTTCAGATGGGTAGATTACTCTCATGTCCTTAGCAGTATGAGCCCTACATAAAGCTAGAGTATATACATGTAGATTGTGAATACTGAATGGGTAGATTGCTAATTCCTTTGCAGTATTTATTTCTAATGCATGATACTCAGCCTCTTGTGGTGTCATAGTTCTTGGCATGTTGAAGTTGTTAAGTGTATAGTTAGTATTATTAGTCATGTGTGTGTCCTCCTCAGGATATGAGGATGTACATGATACTAACACTGATGTTTAGTTGTTGATTGATTGACTGTGTTTAGTCGATGAATGCCTGAATGATGTGGGCACCTAATGAATAAGGATTGAACTGTTGCTTGAGGGCAATGAGTTGTTCCTTAGTCATGCATCTACTAGTTGGTGTTGTTGCTGTTCTTGCCCTGTCAATGAGGTGTGCTACCTCTTTGTTATAGGGAAGATAAGCTACATTCTTATGGTGTTGGTACATCACCTGATTGAATGCTAGTGATTGTTCATGCCTGTTCATGTTGTCTCCTTTCTCGTCGTATACACATGCTAAATGCTTGTGCAGTATTATTTATATGAACACTCAATATGAGTGGAGTTTGTTAAGTATTTAACTAATGATATTGTTGGAGGATTTTCAGTGTGCTGTCGTAAACCCTCGAATTAATATAGTTTTCTATACTGATAATGATTCTTATTGTGTGAATTGTGTGGAGATATATACACAATGATAATACTAGTATAACTATATATATTATATTTAACTAAAAAAAAAAAGTTAAAGATAAAGAGAAAAGATATGAGAAGGTGGAAGTAATTGGGAATAGAAATAACTAACTACATAGGTAATATATAGGAGATGTATGATAAAAGTTTAACAAACTAAATCATCCAATGGTGGAAGTATATTACATATGGTATAGTGTATTGGAATTAGATATATCATGTGGTATAATGAGGGTACAGAATATATAAGGACCTTTAAATTAGTTAAGCAACCTACAGTGGTTGAATGTTCGATATAGGGGGGTGGGCTTTAAATGTAAAAGTAAAGGTCAGTAAAGCTTATATATAAAAAATTGCTGGTGTTAATGTTCTAATAATATAGGGATAGATATAGACACCTATAAAGGGGGGCCTACTTTGAAACATGAGGACGTACTGAACTACCTAGAGGAGCAGATAAAAAATACAGCCACATCAAGGAAATTAATCAATTTAAGATCTGGTGTGCCCTATGATTTAATGAACAGACTCCATAGGCAAACAGGTATGAGAGTGTCCACCTTTATGCAGGCACTCAATGCCATAAACAATAACAAGCAACAAAGGCAAGAAGACATCATGCAAACATTGGCCAGGAACTTAAACAAATACTTTAGCACTTCTGTAAGAGCCTTTGCAAGGAAAGTGCAAATGGATTACTGGACCATACTAGCATTAACCAACGCCTCAAGAAGAGATACCTACATAGCAACCTTAGATCAATTGGCTAATCAATTGGATACCACAATAGTAGAGTTACTAACTGAAGACAAGGAGAAGACATTATGAGTAAGATCATCATCACCATTCAGCAGGACACAGAAACACAGGAGCAGATAACAGGCATTGATGGGAAGGTTACCCTAGAAACATTCATGTCTTTGACAGCCACTTCTATACTGGGCATGCTACACCAGACATTAGACCAAGCCAAAGCAGAAGAGAAAGCAGATTTAAAAGAATACTTGTTTGACCAGAGCAATGAACTCTTCAGTTCTATACTCAATGCTTTTGCACCAGAGATTGAGCTAAGACCAGACATCACTGAAGAAGCTATCCTGAGAGCAGAGCTAGAGATACATAAGGAAAACAAAACAAAGCTAGAGGTTATTAAGTAATGAAGTGTCCGACATGTGGGAATCACATTAAGAAAGCCAGTACCATCTCAGGGAATGCCAGTGAGTTTTGGTTTGAATGCTCTAAATGTAATACCTATCTTAACTCCTACAAACCTCAAGACCATCAGATGGCTACACACAAGGACCTCCACCTATACATCATGAACGCTGGAGCATATGGTTCAGGAAAGACTTTAACCTCTAGGGAGGAAGTATATAGGCATATCATGATCACACCCAATGCCAACATCCTTATAGGGGCCAAGGTATCCAGCCAGTATGAGCAGACCATTAAGAGAGACATAGAGAATGACTTCCCTAAAGCCATGGTAGCTAAGGTGAATATACAGAAGTCTTACATTGATTTCATCAACGGTGCCAGACTTATGTTCAGACCCTTTGATGACCCAGAGAAATTAAGGTCACTGAACTTAACCATGTTCGTAATAGTGGAGGCATCTGAAACAACAGCTGAAACCTTCCAGCAGTTAAAGACCAGAACAAGAAACTCTGCAGCCTTTACAGCCACACACGATTGGCGTAGAGGTATTGTTGAAACAAACCCAGGGGCAGGATGGATCAGATCAGACGTACTCTTGAATGCAGAAGTCATTGAAGTTCACGGGGACTCTGAAGAAATATACCCACCTAGTCTTTCACCAGATCCAAACATCTCAGTACACATCACCACCACATCAGCCAACAAGTACCTACCCCCTAACTTCATCAATGAGCTGTCAACCAACAGACCTCTATGGTGGGTTAAGAAATACATCCATGGCTCTTTCCAGTATGCAGAAGGACTGGTTTATCCAGGGGCATCAAGAGCAGTGGTAGAACCATTTGACATACCACCACACTGGAGAAGGGTAGTTGCCTGTGACTATGGCCTATCAGATAAGTTTGCTTTCCTATCGGTAGCCATTAGTCCAAGGGGTATAGCCTATGCTTACAAGAACAAGACCACCACGGACATGGACATAGAGGCACTGTCTCATATGTACTATGAATTTGTAGATGACATACCTTACGGTTCCTTATACACCGCACCAATCATGGACCCTAAGTCAGGTGCCAAGAGAGACTACAACAAGAAGACCCTCTATGATCACTTCCTTGATTACGGAATCTTCTTTCAACCAGGCCACATACAAGTGGACGCACGTATCTTCAGGGTTAACACCTTCATAAATTCCGGGAGGCTGAAGATATTCAGTACATGTACAGAACTCTTAGAGGAAATCAATGACTACAAGTTCCCAGAGAAGTCCTTGAATGCTTCGAGACACAACCAAGACAAGCCAGTGGACAAGAACAATCACTCTATCAACCCACTGGAATGGATATGTATGGCACTACCAGCAGACCCATCCAAGTTAGTCCTCATCAGTGGTTCCTACTACGGTTCAAATGATGGAGAGACAGGACAAGCAGAAGGAAACGGCTGGCAATTAGATGACGACCGCAAGGAAGTAGGCTCTACAGTCTTCAGACTTGCAGACATGTACTAAGAATAAGGAGGAAGTATGGAAATTTTTGGATTAAGTCTCATAGCCATAGCACTTATATGGTCACGCAAGCCCCCAACCTTTAAGATTCACTACCAGAACACCAACACTCTGCCTACCTATGAGCCATTGACGGAGGAAGAGCTGCAAGAAATAGAGAAGAAGGTGAACAAGGACCCATCGGTTAGCTTCGCTGAGGCCTTGAGCAACGCCATGACTGCATTAGGAGGGGACGATGAGTAAAAAATCAGACAAGCTTACCACCAAGGGTGTAGAATTACCGGAAGGTGTGACTCTTCAGGACCTTAAGTCCAACTGGGACGAGGCCTTAAGAGAATATGGCCCAGCATTTAAGCGTATGAGAATTATTGACGGCACATATAGGGGGAGATTGTGGAAAGTCATCAAGGCTTCCCTACCAAAGGACCAGATCCTGGCAGATACCAACCATGTTGCCTACGTTGCCTCCAATTTACTGGCATCATTGTACTCAGTGGGGCGATCGGCCGACATTCACGCCACCAATGAGGAGGATATGGAGATTGCTACCCACCTGACCCTGGTATTGGACCACATATGGGGAACAAAGAACGTACCCTACTACCAAATGCTAGCAGGTGAGCGAGCTGCCGTAACAAACCTAGGCATTACCCAGGTAGGTTGGGAAGGTGACGTACTTACTGGACGTGATGTTACATTACAGAAGGGCACACCTGTATTTAAGAACGTTGACCCCATGACATTCATGCGTGACCCCTATGCAGACAGTATGGAAGAGGCAGCCTACGCAGTGAAGTGGGATAACTTCCATAAGCAAACCATATTGCGTCATGACAACTACAGAGAGGCCTTCAAGAAATACTTAGAGACACATGACGGTGGATCTAGTGCAGTACCTAAACCACAGAAGGCAACTGACCAACCCAACAAAGCAATGGCAGACAGATATGATGTGATCAAGCACTATGTCTTTGATGAAGGAGACATGCACATCATACACACCATTGACAATGAGTATGTTCTTCAGGTAGAGGAATCAGCCAAGCCTGCAGTGCTACCATTTGCAGAGTTGTTCTGTAACCTGCCTAGTGGTGATGTCATTGGTTCAGGAGAGCCATCAAAGATATTCACAAACTCTGTGGCTTACAACTGGTTGAACTCTACCATACTGACAGCAGAACATAAGAGACAGAACCCTGTACGCTTTGTGAATGTGCAGAGCCAGATCAACTTACGTGAGTTCATGAAGCATGGTACTGAAACAGATAGAGTCTTCCAAGTACAAGGGGATGCAACCAAAGCAGTCCACTACCATGAAGGACAACCTATCTCACCTGTGGCTATACAAACTATGAACTCTTTGGCCATGGACATACAACAGGTAACAGGTATCACAAGCAAGTACACTGGCGCAGACACAGGTTCATTGCTAACCACAGGTGGTATGGAGCAGATGTTAGACCAGGCCACTATGATAGACGCACCTAAGATTGCTAACTACGAAGAGTACACCAGACGTATGACAATCCTATTGCTGAGTAACTTGATTGAGCATGGTGGCAAACGTAACTACCTGGTCAAGGATGCAGAGAGTGGTGAGCACAAGATGATTGAAGTTAAGTTCAACACCTTGAAGGATAATTCAGTGGGTTATAAAATCTTTGACTACCCTATTGCTATCTCACCTCACCTACCAAAGAACAAACAACGTATAGCACAGATGGCTAACGTCATCATGGAGAAGCAGATGCAATACAACCAGAGTGGTCAGCAACCAATCACATTGATCACACCACAAGAATGGTTGATGATGCAAGACCTACCAATGAAAGAGATGATGCTTAAGCGTATGGGTATTGAACAAACCAAGTCATACGTGGATGAAGTAACAAAGACTATCTTCCAATATGCTGACCTCCTTGAAGGGGGCATGGATGAAGAGCAAGCACTAATGGAAACAGCCAACGCTCTTCAGACCAATGCACCATCAGAGTATGGTGCCTCAATGCAAGAGATGCCAATGGGTCCAGACCCTAGCAGTATGCCTGGCATGCCACCACAAGAGCAAGCACCTGTGCAGGAGGAGCAATACCCTCCAATGGAAGAAGACTTCTTCTAATATGTCAACCCTACGGGGTTGACTTTTTTTGCTTTAATAGGTATAATAACTTAAAGGCCACGGCTTTCTCCGTGAGTATTACAATCATACCCCGCCGTGTATGATGAAGGAAAGGAAATCGGTAGTTATGGATAACCCAAAGAAATTTAATTTACAATTCTTCGCAGAGGAAGATGGCGAGGACACAGAAATCTCAGCAGTAAATCAACTTGACTTGTTAATGGACGCTGGTAAGACCGACGCAGACTTACAAGAAGATGATGAAAACCCAGAGGAAGATGATGCACCTGAGAAGGAAGCAGATGAAACTGATAAGGGGGGTGACCAAGATCTCACTGATCAGGAGGACGAAGACACTGAAGCAGAGGACGAGCCAGTTGAGAAGGCAGTCAAGCAACAAGCACCTGCGGATAAGAAAGCAGCTGCAGCGTATGCTAAGTTAAGAACTGACAATGCCAAACTCAACAAGACAATTATGCAGATTGCCAAGGCACTTGATCTGGACACAAGCAAAGGTGACGTACTCGTTGGTCTATCAAATCTTGCAGCTAATAAACTGGCGCAGAAAGAAAATTTATCTGTTGAGGTATATAACGAACTCAACACCACGAGAGAACAGTTACAAGAATTACAACGCAAGCACAATGTAGATGCCGCTAGAAAACAAGTGTATGACTTGAAGGTTAAGTATGGGCTAGAAGAAGATGACCTCGGAACATTCCTAGATTCACTGGATGCAGAAGGTGTCAATCCTATAGATGACCCATCAATAGACCTAGAGTATCACTACTACAAAATGAACAAGGATACCATCTTGGACACTGTAAAAGAAAAAGCTAGACAAGAAGCATTGAAAAGTTCTCTGGCGGGGAAAGCAAATAAACCAGGTAAACTTACAGGTAAGCGAGCACCAGACAATGACAAGAAGATTGATAGTGTCAAAGGTTTGGACGAACTTATGGCTGGGAGATAACCTAAGATGATTGTAATATAAGGAGGAAATATGGCTACACTTAATGCATTACAACCTATGGCTGATATTAACAGCCACATTGAATACGTAAACAAACATGGCGCAGGAGTTGTAAACCCTGAGACATTTTACACAAAGCAATTATTAGATACCATCCGAATTGATGGAGACCAATACATCTACCACATGGTAGCTGATGAGTCACCAATCCAAGACAAGGCAGACAAGTTAACTGTAAGACGTTGGGCACCATTGCAAGCACACACTGTGCCATTACCTGAAGGTGTTCCACCACAATCAGACAAAGGCTCAGTTGAAGTTTATGAAATGGAAGCAGACGGTTATGGTAGATACATGGAGTTTACGGACAGAGTAAGCTTCAAAGTAGTTGACCCAGTTATTGCACACTACTCAGCACAGTACTCACTTGTTGCATTAGAAACAATTGACATGCTTGCTAGAGAAGAGTTACTTTCAAAAGCTCAACGTCACTTTGCTGGTGATGCATTGAACATTGAAGGTATGAGAATAGCAACAGGTGTTCCTAAATTATCTGACATGAGATTGATTGTTCTTTCTTTAAAGAGACAATTAGTTAAACCTAGATCAGGCGCAAACTACACAGCTATTGTTTCTTCAGAATTTGTGTATGATATGTTAGACGATCCATACATTGAAAAGTACATGAGCATTAACCAGACTACCAAAGGTATGATGGATTCTATTCATGGTGATGTATTGATCCCATTGTTTAACCTTGAGTTCAAAGAGACTATGGTATGTCCTACTACTTCAGAGTTCATTGACTCTGGTGGTAAGAAGTCAATCATAGCTTACAAAGTTAAAGATGCAACAGATGATGGCACTGCATGGGTTGGAACATTAGACGCACTAGGTTATGTTTACAGAACTTTCAACACTGATGATGGAGAGTACTCTTTGGTATCAGGTTATGTTAAAGATTCAAGAACAGGCAAAGATGCTTCTTACATTCCTAACCAAGATGTATGGACATTACCTGATGGTTGGTCAGAGTTAAAGATTCACCATATCTTAATCTTAGGTCAAGGTGCTTTAACTAGAACTGGATTAGCTGGAGAGCAAAGTGCTAAGATGTACGCTAAGCCATTAGGTTCAGCAGGTCCTTTAGATCCAATTGATCAAAGACAATCAATTGGTTTCAAGATCAACTCTGTTGGGTATGGTTCAACTAGATTGGAAGCAATCGTAGACTACATGTGTATCCCGACACAAGCTAATTTATAGGAGGTTACCCATGGCAGCAAAAGATAAAGCTAAAGAAGATGAGAACATTGCAGCAGTACACGCAAGGTGTGAAGAGTTAGGTATAGACCCTGGTAAAAAAGGTGTGGCTACTTTACTTGAGAACATTGAGATGGTTGAGGCAGCGCTGGCTAACATGCCAGCTAAGCCAGTTAAGAAAGTAATGCGACCAGAACATGTTAACGAGCGTGCTGCTCAGATGAAGAAGTCTGAACAATACAAAGCAGAAAAGAAAGTGGGTGTATCCATATCACCTATGTACTCTAATGAGTTTGGCAACACCATGCCCATCTCATTGAATGGTGTTAGGATATATATTCCATGCGATGGCAACACGTACAATGTACCAGAGTCTTTCGCAATGGAAATCAGAAGAAGAATATACGCCGTTGATACAAAAGCTAAGAGACGTAAGCGTATGGCTTCAGTACAAGATAACTCGGAAAAGTCACCTGGTGAAATTAGGTTGTTCCGATAAACCACAAGGGGAGGCTAATCAGCTTCCCCTTTTTTCATTATACTAAGGAGGTTCTATGAAACTTAATGACATAGTAGCCAGAGTAAATACATTGCTAGCAGGGGAACGCCACTCCTATAGGGACCTGGTGATCCACCTAGATGCAGCCATAGATGACATCAACGCACAGTTGAACGCAACCTTCCCTGCATTTTCTGAGTTACCTGTAGGTACAGACACTTATGACTTCTTCCCTGACAGGTACATCAGAACCGCTGTGGCAACAGGGGCAGCGTGGTACTACTTTGTAACAGATGAAGAAGGCGAGATGGTGTCACAGCAGTACACCTTCAACTATGAACGAAATCTATTTGTCATGGTGCGTGACTACTTAGCTCTAGTGCCTATGGCCTACCGTGCAGACCTAGCCTTTGATGATCTGACAGGGGAGTACTACTACACACCAGACGTATCCCTCCGACTGAATGATGACATGGAGAAGGATAGGAGAGGAGTGGTTATAGATGCAACCTACATCATCCCGTAACACATACAGAAAAAGAAGCCGTGAAGCTAGGGGTGCCCTGACTGAGACAGGCTTCGGTACCACTATGACTTACACAGATAACCCTATCATGGGAGCCAAGTCTAGACTGCTTGTTAATTATATTCAGAAAGACTTCGGCACGAGAGCTAGGCCCAGAGGGGGTTACAGGAAAACAATAGATGAGTTACCACTGGGTGCTGGTATGGTTAATCCCTATGTACACCACACGGGTATCACACTGGTGACCAACACAGTGACAGGAGACACAGCCATCAGACGTTACTCATTGATTGTCAGTGACCCTGGTCCCCTATCAAACTATGTAGATGTAGCAGGTAGTAAGATTGTTATTGAAATTCCTTATGACAGACAAGATGTTATCATCGCTGTAGATGAGGAAGAGACCACCTCTACTTACCTAGTGCTATCTAATAATGTGGGTAGTCCTTATGCCATCAGACATAACCCTAGAGGTATGCTGGTTAAGAACATGGGTATCCTAGTGGATGCACCAACCCCTATAGGTGTGCACACAAGTGTAGCATCCAACACCTATCTGCTAACAGACCAAGGGTTAGGAAGATTAGAGGTTAGTGTGAGTGCCGGAGTTTACACACATGGGGTAGCACTAGTAGAACCCACAGTAGTCAACCCGACCACTGCACAAAACTATGGTTACAACATGCTATTGGATACCCCTTACTTATTTGACAACGTGGAAACAGTGGAAGGTAGAATCACAGGTGCCATACCTTATGATGCTGTTGAGACCACTCGTGTAAAACTCCACGCCAGACTGGGTGAAAGAGTTTTATTCAGAGCCACCTATGAATACAAGACAGGCATCAACTACAGATTCAAATGGGAGATGCAAAGCATAACAGGCACCACCACTACTGAGGTTCTTCAGACCGCAGAAGCATCCCCAAACTACGCTGACGGTGCCGACGCAAGTATAGAAGTTGTAGCACTACACAAACAGTTCTCTATCATCGTGACCATGTACGAAGCAGCTAACTTAGCAGAACCTATATGGGTGTTGGAGATTCCATCATACACTTTAGTAGAGGATGACGGAGACAGCGCTAGACCAGCAGACAACTTTGATTTTAAAACAGCAACACAGATGGCCAGTTGGAAAGGGCAGGTAGTTATGTGGGGTGTCGACAATGCAGAGACAGGCCTCTTCATGTCAAGCATCAACAACCCAACAGAGTTCCCCTACCCACACAACTTTGTAGACATGGCAGAGATTGTAGTCTATGCAGAAGAAATGATGGACTCCTTGGCAGTGCTCACGGAGAACAGTTTGTTCCTGGTGGGTCTGATGGAAGATGGTTACACTGTGCGTAAGGTACAGTCTAACCTACAAGTAAGAAGCCAAGACATCCACTCAATCAAGATGATACGTAACATGATCTACTTACAGAGTGGCAAATACTTCTACATGATTGTTCCTGATTTAAGGAATGACCAGGGTAACTTACAACTAGCGCCCATCACAGAACCTATTACCATGTTGCTAGACAACTTCAAGAGTACCACCTATGAAGTGATTGACGACCTCTATGATCTGAAGACACTTATGAATGCCAACACTTCTCAGATATCCTTTAAGCTGAAAGATGTTAGGTGTGTCTTGGATGGATCAAGAGTACGTAACATGTATCTGATAGAACTTAAGACAGCTGCCATCACGAGGTACATTACCTACCAGTTGATATATGATACCATCTTCAGGTCATGGACCATTGAAATTGTGGAGACACCTAAGTCGGGTATGCAATTGTTCCAATCTCTTTCTACAGGATACGCTCAGTACTTGACCATAGCTGAGACAGCGGCAGGCCACAGTGTTGAATGTGTTAGAGTAGATGAGAGCAATGTGTTAGATGATGTTATGCTGGATCAAAACAAAGAGTGTCTCTTCACCAACCAACAGTTACTTGACACAGGTAAACGAGCACTCAATGGGGACCTGAAGAAAAGATTTAGATCCATCATACTAGAGATGAACAACTTACAGAATGAAGAGTTAGATGTTAATCATCTGTTCTTCATAGATGATATGGAGAGGTCAGACCTTTTCAACTACGACGTGGTGCATATCACTGACCCGACTGACCCCAACTATGGTACACTTTATGTTGAGAAAACATACACTGCACCTGGTGTCGTTGAAGCAGAACACTTTGTAGAGAAGACTTACACTGAACCAGACACACTACCAGGTACTACCAAACTCAACAAATGGAAGCTTAGCACATCTCAGTTTCCTGATGTGACGGTAGTTAAAGTACATATGAATGTGTCAGGTAAGGGCTACTACCCAAGGTTAAGAATCATAACGAGACAACCAAAGTTGTTTGAGTTGAATGGTATCACCTGGGTGTGGCGTACAATGAATGCACGTTAGGAGGGCGGATGGATAAGTTAGCACTGATAGCACAGTTAAAAGAATACTTGCCCATGTATTTGTGGGAAAGGATCAACCATCC